CGTAGCGCCAAAGCCGTGTAATTAAGGAGGGGGGCTAATCACCCCCCGTTCTTATGAAAGCTCTGCCAAACTTTAATTTTGATTCCATAAAGACCGTGGACGACGCATTTTCAAAACTTGAAAGTGAGATTCGTGATCTAGCGGATTTGATTGAAGACCCACTTGGTGAAGATGATAGAGATCAATTGTCTGAGAATATCGAATGGATAAAGCGGTTTTACGAAACTGCTGAGACGAGGATATTAGAGAGTGACCGAAGCTGAGAGAATTCGTGAATGGCTAATCCGCGTTGCTGATGACGTACAAGAGAAATATGAAATGTACAAAATCGGTGTCGTCAAAAAACAAGAACTATTGGATTTCATTAGCCAGTCTTACGACACGCTCTTAGTGATGAAAAAGGTTGCTCATGGCACGGCATATATGAGGGGCATTACCCCGAAAGGAATTTAAATGGAATCAAGAATCTATAACGACCTAGCCCTATACGGTGCTTTGGTTATGTCGGTGGATGAGTCTGGCTTTCCAGCCAACCCCAAAATCGGCACCATTATGATCAAGGACAAGTGCCTGTTTGCCTACATCAAGGTGGGTGATCTGGAGACTTGGTATCCCTTTGCATCTAAGACAAATTCGTATATTCACAGCCAAGGTTTAGATTCGTCTACTTGGGTTGTGACTCACAGCCTGAACAGCACTAACCTGTGGATTCAAGTTAAAGACCAGACTGGCAACATTTTGTCGGTTGGTAAACAAGACATCGACGCCAACTCTTTCCGCTTGACATTCACTAGCGCTGTTCGCGGAACAGTAATGGTGGTGGCTCCTGATACAGTAGACGTTCCCCTGTTGAAGGCCAGCTTGATCCAAGTGGGTCAGAATGTTGAGATCAATACTGCTGGCGTATATATCAACGGTTCACCCGCTCTGACCGCCGCAAACATTCAGGGCCAGATTGATACATCTATCGCTGCTGTGGTGGGTGCCGCTCCCGCCGCTTTGAATACATTAGAAGAGATTGCCGCTCAGTTGGCTAACGACGAGTCGGCTGTTTCCTCATTGACAACGATTGTTTCCAATAAAGCAGCGAAAGACCTCTCTAACGTCACCACACTCCCCGCTGGCGTAGTTGCTCAGTTGAAGGGTGATACGGGTGCTACAGGTGCTGCTGGAGCCACTGGTGCTCAAGGCCCTGCTGGCCCCAATGGAGCTACTGGTGCAACAGGTGCAACAGGCCCACAAGGCATCCAAGGTGTTAAGGGTGATACCGGAGCCACAGGCGCTGCTGGCGCTAAAGGTGACACTGGAGATACTGGTGCTCAAGGTATCCAAGGATTGAAGGGCGACACAGGTTCTACTGGAGCTACTGGCCTAACAGGCCCCGCTGGCCCAACTGGTGCTACTGGCCCTCAAGGTATTCAAGGTCTAAAGGGAGACACTGGTAATACTGGAGCCACAGGCCCACAAGGTGCTACTGGAGCTGCTGGCCCTCAAGGTATTCAGGGTCTGAAGGGTGATAAGGGCGATACAGGTGCAACTGGTTCTACAGGCCCAGCAGGTTCTGACGCTTCTGTAACTACTTCTTCTATCCAGTCGGCTCTGGGTTACACCCCCGTTAATCCTTCGACATTGGCCTCTGTTGCTACCGCTGGTACTTACGCAAGCCTGACAGGCAAGCCTTCTCTGTCTACCGTAGCGACATCGGGTCTGTACTCTGACTTGTCTGGTAAACCTACTCTGGCTACCGTAGCGACTTCTGGTGACTACGCAGACCTGACTGGTAAGCCTAGCTTGTTCTCTGGTTCTTATAACGACCTGACCAACAAGCCATCCGTGGCTGCTGCTGGCGGTTCTGCTTCGCAAGACTTCGCTACTAAAGCCCTGACCGTAAGCGGCGACATCCTCCCATCCGTGGCAGGTGTGACCAACATCGGCTCTGCAACTAAGAAGTTCGGCGCTATCTACACCAAAGAACTGCGTATTGACGCCAACACCTTGTACGTAGACGGCGTTCCTGTTCTGGGTTCTTCTGCCAACACGATTACCTTTACTTCTGATACCAATCAAGGTATGCGTATCGCCACTAGCGGTACAGGTAACTTGGTCTTGGACTCCGCAGCTTCGACTACGATTCAGACTACAGGCCAAAACGGTGACGTGCTGATCCAGTCTTCTGGACAAGGCGCTCTGACTCGCGTAACCTCTGCTACGCAAGTTACCATCACCGCTCCTACCGTAGCGACTGTGGGCGATCAGACCATCTCTGGTAACTTGACCGTTTCGGGCAACTTCACCGTCTCTGGTACTCCTACTACTGTGAACTCCACAGTGTTGACCGTTAAAGACAACATCATCACCGTCAATAAAGGTGAAGCCGGATCAGGCGTAACACTGCGTTATGCTGGTTTGGACGTAGACCGTGGCGACTTGGCCCGTCAGCGTCTGTTGTGGGATGAAACATCTGGCAAGTGGGTTGCTGGCCCAACCTCTCAAGAAGTGGCTCTGGCTACCGAATCGTATGTAACCACAGCGATCTCTGGTAAGGCTAACACCTCCAGCCTCTCTACAGTGGCTACAAGCGGCTCTTACGCTGATCTGACCAACAAGCCCACCTACGCTACCGTAGCATCTACTGGCGCTTATTCTGACCTCACAGGTAAGCCTAGCCTCGCTACCGTGGCTACTTCAGGTGCTTATGCTGATCTAACTGGTAAGCCTTCTTTGGCGACTGTAGCCACCTCGGGTGATTATGGCGACCTGATTAACAAGCCTAGCCTGTTGTCACTGGGTTCTGTCGCAGGTGCTGCATTGGGTGTGGCTGCTGCCGGAACTGCTACTACAGCGGCTCGTTCAGACCACGTACACGCATCTCCTACAACTGTTTCTGGTAACGCCGGAACAGCTACTGCGCTTCAGAACGCACGTTTAATTGCAGGTGTGTCGTTTGACGGAACAGCTAACATCAACATTCCATTCTCTGGATTGTCTAGCGTACCCACTACAATTGCTGGGTTTGGTATTACTGACGCTTACACTAAAACTGCGATTGATACAGCGATTGCTTTGAAGGCACCCTTGGCATCGCCAACATTTACTGGTACAGTAAGCGGCATCACAGCCGCAATGGTCGGCTTAGGTAACGTAGACAACAAATCTAGCGCAACAATTCGTGGTGAACTGACCTCTTCTAACGTGACAACAGCACTCGGATACACCCCCATCAACCCAGCTAATACAATAGCCGCTGGAACATTCTAAGGAGTAATTAATATGGCCGCCACAGGATTTACGCCAATCTCGATTTTTTATAGCACAACTGCTTCTGCTGTTCCCCTCGCCGCCAACTTGGTAGCGGGTGAGCTTGCAATGAACACCAATGATGGAAAATTGTTCTACAAGGACAGCTCTGGTGTTGTTCAGACTATGGCCTCTAAAGGCACTGGTTCTATTGGTGGTTCTACTACCCAAGTCCAGTTCAATAACGCTGGCGCTTTAGGTGGCTCTGCTTCTCTGACATGGAGCGGCACAGTATTGACCTCTTCGGGCTTTGCTGGCCCATTGAACGGTACTGTGGGTGCTACTACTGCTAATACTGGCGCGTTTACTACTCTAACCGCCTCTTCATCAATTACCAACTCTAGTTTGACTACTGGTCGTATTGTTTACACAACCACTGGCGGTCTTGAGACAAGTTCTGCCAACTTGCTATACAGCGGCACTGATCTGACTGTTTACGGCATCACAGTAGGACGTGGTGCAGGTGCTGTGTCTACCAATACTGCGGTAGGTGCTAGTGCTTTGTCGGGTTCTGTTACAGGCGGAAACAATGTTGCCATAGGTTATCAAGCATTGCGTGTTAACACCTCCGGCTCGGGCCTAACCTCTGTCGGAACAAACAGTCTTTTGGCTAACACAACAGGCGCAGATAACTCTGCTTTTGGTATTGCAGCACTTGCAGCTAATACAACTGGAAATTACAACACGGGTATTGGTCGCGAAGCCCTCCAAGCCAACACCACAGCATCAGGCAACACTGCTGTGGGTTATCAAGCAAGTTATACAAATACAACTGGAACAGGCTTAACTGCTGTTGGTGCGTATGCTTTGTTGTCTAACACTACTGGTAATGGCAACGTTGCAGTTGGTGGTGACTATATTGGAAACGCTAACGCCGCACTTAGAAACAACACGACTGGTTCTGTAAACTCTGCATTTGGTAGTGGCGCTCTTGGTGTTAACACAACTGGCAGTTCAAACACCGCTGTTGGTTATTCTGCCCTATACAACAACACCACAGCATCTAATAACGTGGCTGTAGGTTATCAGGCGGCATACAGTAATACGACTGGTTTCAGCAACACGGCAATAGGTTATCAAGCAGGATATACATTTACTACAGGCTCAACTCAAGAGCAAACTGCTATTGGGCATCAAGCCCTTTATTCTGGCGGAGGTAGTGCCGATGTTGCAGTAGGATTTAAGTCTTTGTATTCAGCAAATACGAATAGTGGCGTCAATACGGCAATAGGCTGGAATGCTTTGACTGCCTTAACAACAGCGGCATATAGTGTTGCTGTAGGGGCGCAAGCGGGGGCCGCTATAACAACTGGCAGTTACAATACGGCAATAGGCAGAAGAGCCTTGCTTTCAAACACAACGGGCGGGTATAACATTGCGCTTGGTTCGGATGCACTTGGCTCCAACACCACAGCATCTAACAACGTGGCTGTGGGCTATCAAGCGGGGTATAGTAATACTACAGGCACAAGCAACATTTCATTAGGCTCTTTTGCTGGGTCTGCCACAACAACAGGCAATTATAATGTGGCACTTGGTCAAGCTGCATTAAGTCAAGCTAATAATGGCTCTAGTAATACAGCAATAGGTCATCAATCTTTATATTTAAATTCCACAGCATCTAACAACACCGCTGTAGGTTATCGTGCTAATTATTCAAACTCCACAGGAACAGGATTAGTTTCTGTTGGCACAGATGCAATGTATGGCAATACAACAGGCATCAATAATTCTGCTTTTGGTAGAGATGCTTTAAACGGAAACACCACAGGCTCATACAATACGGCTATTGGTAACGCTTCACTTCTTTCCAACACCACAGCCAACAACAACACTGCTGTAGGTTATCAGGCGGGGTATAGCAATACTACAGGTTCTGTAACTGCTGTTGGTTACGGTGCTTTATACTATAATACCACGGGTACATCAAATGTGGCTTTGGGTGCATACGCAGGACAATCAAACACCACAAATAATAATTTAACTGCAATTGGTGCTAATGCGGCTCAGTTAACAACAGTAGGCGTAACAACTGCCGTAGGTGCAGGCGCATTAATAAGCAACACTACTGGTGCAGACAATACCGCTATTGGCGATAGAGCCATGTATAATAGTACAACTGGTAGCAGCAATACTGCTTTGGGTAGTCAGCCTTTAAGATTAAATACAACCGGCGCAAACAACACGGGATTGGGTTATCAAGCCCTGTTCTCCAACACCACCGCTTCCAACAACACTGCTGTAGGTTATCAGGCGGGGTATAGTAATACAACAGGTTCTGGAAATCTTGCTGTTGGTGGTCTTTCATTACAGCAAAACACCGTTGGCAATGCTAATACTGGAACTGGTGTTGGCGCACTTTCATCAAATACAACTGGTAGTCAAAACACAGGAGTTGGCCGTCAAGCACTTTACTCCAACACTACAGCAGATAACAACACTGCTATGGGTTATCAGGCAGCGTTTGGCAACACCACAGGCAATAACAACACTGCTGTGGGATATGCGGCGGCATACGGAAACACAACTGGAACTGAAAACACGGCTGTTGGTGTCACAGCCTTATATACAAACACAACTGGCTCATATAACACTGCCTTGGGTAGAGATGCTTTAAGATTAAACACCACAGCATCTTACAACACTGCTTTAGGTTATCAGGCCGGGTATAACATAACTGTTGGGGAATACAACACCTATCTTGGCGGAGCAGCAGCAAATGCCGCAACCACAGGGACAAGAAATACATTTATTGGGTATGCTTCTGGAAGCACCGTTACCACAGGCGACAGAACATCTATTCTTGGTCGCTTTAACGGCAACCAAGGTGGCCTAGACATCCGCACATCAAGCAACTACATCGTGCTGTCTGATGGGGATGGGAATCCACGGCAGATTATCAATGGTTCTGGTAATTTTTTAGTTGGAGGAGTAACACAATACAACTCTGCTAAATTTACAATCTCATACGCTGGTAACGCAAATAATGGTCTTGCATTTATTGATACTGTAGACCAACCAAGTACCGAGTATTTATCTTTTCACAATTCAGCAGGTGCAAAGATTGGTGGAGTAAATCGAGTTACTACAACAAATGCGGTCGTTTACAACACAACTTCAGACTATCGTTTAAAGACTGTTACTGGTGCAGTTACTGGTCAAGGCGCACGAATTGATGCCCTCAAGCCAATTGACTATTTGTGGAAAGAAGGCAATCAGCAAGCCCGTGGTTTCTTGGCTCACGAATTCCAAACAGTTTATCCAAACAGCGTTACTGGTGACAAAGACGCTGTAGATGCTGAAGGAAAACCCGTGCATCAAACCATGCAAGCCAGCACCGCAGAAGTGATTGCTGACCTTGTTGCCGAAATCCAATCTCTCCGTAAACGCTTGGCAGCACTAGAAGCCAAATAACCCAAAGGAAATATCATGTCTGAAATCATCGAACAAATCACCGCAGAAGAAGTTGCTCGCCACTATTCGGCGGCAATGGACTCCGTAAACCTGATTAACGCAGGTCAACCCGAAGGCATGGAAGATGCTGAATGGGCAGACTGCTTGGAGCGTAATGTCGCTCACTTGGAAATCATGGTCTCTAAAGACTTCATGCAAGACCAAAACCTTGCACCCCTAAAGGCTGCGATTAAATAACGGGAAGCCGCCACCCGACCTTGGCGGCACATTGAAAGGAAAACAAAATGAGCAAACCTAATAGCCCTCAGATTGTTACGATAGATGGAGTTGATTTTGACGCTAATGACTTTACGGAACAACAAACCGTACTGTTTCATCATTGTGTAGATTTAGACCGCAAGATCGGCTCGACTCAATTCCAACTGCAACAACTGAACGTGGGCAAAGATGCGTTCTTGACTATGCTGAAAGAAGCCCTCAAGGAGCAACCTGCCGAAGCAGAGGTAAAAGAATGACTGATGTAAATTCAGCTATTGCCGCAGCAGCATCAGAGGCTTTGGTCAGCCAAGTGACTGGAAAGAAGTTTTATCTTTCTAAAACTTTTTGGGTGAACGTAGTCTGCGCCGCCGCGCTCGGTCTTCAAATGCGCTACGGCTTTGTGATCGGTGCTGAACTGCAAGCTCTAGCTCTTACGGCGATCAACCTTGGTCTGCGTAAGATTACAAATCAACCCGTAACTTGGTAAACTGACACATTAGTTGGTATAATGGGGGGATTCGTTCCCCCCTGTTTGGAGCCGAGATGAATGAGTTGTTTAATTTACTCAAGGGTGCCGCTCCCGTTTTAGCTAACGTGATTGCCGGTCCTCTAGGCGGAATGGCCGTTGCGGCTATTGCCAATAAACTTGGCGTTCCACCAGAACAGATTCCATCCGCCATCCAGAATGATCCAGAAGCCTTAGCCAAAATTAAGGAACTGGAATTGGAGTACGCCAAGCTGACGTTTCAAGATCGCGCATCGGCTCGTGAGCGAGAGTCAACCATTGCGGTTAGCGCGGCTCCATTTGTAAGCAAGATTATCACTCCCATCTTGGCGCTGGTCATAGTCGCCGTATGGGGCTTGATTCAGTGGTTCCTATTAAATAACACCGTTTCTACAGAGATGAGAGAACTTGTCATCCGCGTACTGGGTACGATGGATGGTGCTTTGATGTTGGTTCTTTCTTATTACTTTGGCTCATCGAATGAAAAGTAACTTTGACTTGGCTTTGTCGCAACTCCTCAAGCACGAGGGTGGCTACGTGAATAACCCGAAGGATCCGGGTGGTATGACCAACCTTGGCGTTACGAGAGCCGTGTGGGAGTCTTATGTGGGAAGGGAATCTTCCGAAAAGGAAATGAGGGCACTGACTCCGGCTCAGGTGGCTCCTCTGTATAAGCGTAAGTATTGGGATGCAATCAATGGCGATAGTCTGCCTTCTGGCTTGGATATATGTGTGTTTGACTGTGCAGTAAATTCAGGAGTGGGTAGAGCGGCCAAGATGCTACAAGGAATTCTTGGTCTGACTCAAGACGGAAGCATCGGCCCAAAGACTTTAGACGCCTGTAAGACGCATAGTACTAAAGATTTGATTGACAAGTTTTCTGCTGCGCGGCAGAAGTTTTTAGAAGCACTTCCCACGTTTGGTACGTTTGGAAAAGGTTGGACATCTAGGGTTGCCGAAGTAGAGAACAAAAGCACTCTCTTGGCATGACCACTATACTGGCCGACTTTAAACTTGGTGTGATGGTTGCTGACTCAAGTATCAGCGACGGGGACCGCGTATGGAGCGGGAGGAAAGTATTTAGATTTAAAGGGACTTTACTAGGCTTCTCGGGAAACATAGATGAAGCCATAGGATTTTTAGTCTGGTACAAAAAAGGACTAAAGGACAAGCATCCTAGATTTTCCAATTCTCATGCCCTCGTAATGAACGACGCAGGGCTTTTTTATTTTGGCGCTTCATGTATAGGTCAGCCAATTAAGAGCGGAATCGAGGCGATAGGCACGGGGGCTAAAGCAGCCATCTGTGCTTACGAGGCGATGGGGTTTAAAAAGCCCGAGGCAGCAGTGAAACTTGTGTGCAAACATGATGCTGGGTCGAGAGTCCCGGTACGTACCTATAAACTAAGGCCATGAACTACTCTGATTACTACCAATTCTGTACCGTCCGCCAACTGGAATATTTACAGGCTATTGAAGA